GGGAGTGGGACGGCAAGCGCCAGGTCTGGCGTGAGCGCCCGCTGCACGATTGGGCGAGCCACGCGGCCGACGCCTTCCGCTACGGAGCCCTGAGCCGGGCGCCGACACGAACGCCAGACCGCTTGGTCATCCCCGCCTTTGGAGCTGTCTAGATGAGCTATCGCAACGATCTCGTTCCGGCGCAGTGGGAAGCGAACACCCCGTCCGACAGCACCTTCGTCAATTATGTCGGATTCTACGTGGGCGTGACGGGCGACGTGACGGTCCAGTCTGTCGCTGGGACCTCGGTGCTGTTCAAGGCGGTTCCCGCCGGCGTGATAGTGCCTGGCGTGTTCGTGCGGATCATGAGCACCGGCACCACGGCGACCAACATCTGCGGCGCCAAGCCCCTCTAGATGGCCTACAGCGACGACGAGCTCCTCCGCATCGTTGGCGAGGAGCGTAAGCGCTCCATCGGCTTCGGCGAGGGCGATTCCGGCGAGCTGACGGCTGAGCGCGAGACCGCGCTGGCCTACGCCAAAGGGGACATGATCAATGTCTCCGCCGAGCATCGGGTGCCGTCGCTGCCCAACCGCTCCAGCGCCGTTGACACCGCGGTTGCCGACGCCATCGAGACCGTGCTGCCGGACGTGATCGAGATCTTCACGGGCGGAGATGACGTGGCTACCTTCGTCCCGCAGGGCGAGGAAGACGAGGACCCGGCCCGCGACGAGAGCGACTTCATCGTTGACGTGGTGATGGTTCAGAACCCCGGGTTCCTGAACCTCTACACCGCCATGAAGGACGCGCTCCTGGTCCGCACGGGTATCCTGCATTGGTGGTGGGAGGAGAAGTCCAAGGACGAGGTTCAGGCCTCGCTCAGCGCCGAACAAGCCGAGATGGCGCCGATGCTCCAGGCCATGGGGCAGATGGGCGGCCACGACCTCGACGCCGACCAGCAGGACGACGGGTCGGTCAACCTCACCGAGGCCAAGCTTTACGGCAAGGTGTGCATCAAGGCGTTTCCGCCGGAGGACTTCACGGTCGCCCGGGACACGGTGAACCTGCGCGAGGCCACCTACTGCGCCGTGCGTTCACGGCCTCGGGTGCAGCAACTCATCGCCGATGGCGCCGATGCGGAGAAGGTCCGCGCGCTGCCGAGCTACTACCACAAGAACGACACCATCGAGAAAGCCCGCGACGAGGCCGGTGAGAACAACCTGCACCTGGGCGACGAGAGCGGCGACCTTCGGGTTGTCGAGGTGCGCGACCACTACATCCGCCTGCCGGGCAACGGAACGGAGCTCACCGTCTGGCGGATCATGACCGACTCCGAGGAGCGCGTGCTTCTCGACAAGGAGGAAATCGGCCAGATCCCGTTCGCGGCGCTGACGCCCTACATCATCCCGCACCGCTTCTATGGCCAGAGCGTTGCGGACAAGCTGATCGAGATCCAGAAGATCAAGACCGTGCTTCTCCGGGCCGGGCTCGACAACATCTACTTCAGCCTGAACCAGCGCATGGAGGTGAGCGAGGCCGCCGCCAGCGAGCACACCCTGGCCGACCTTCTGCGGAACGAGCCTGGCGTCCCGGTGCGCTCCAAGACCGGCGAGGCCGTGCGTCCCATCTCCGCGGGCCCGCTCAATGTCGATACGTGGGCTGCGCTGGAGTTCGCGTCCACCATGGCCGAGGGCCGCTCGGGCATCGTCCGCAACGCCCAGGGCCTGAACCCCGACACCCTGCACGACACGGCCAAGGGCGCCATGGCGCTGATGACCATGGCCCAGCGCCGCACGCGCATGATCGCCCGTATCTTCGCCGAGACGGGCCTGAAGGATCTGTTCCTCGGCGTACACGCCATGTACCGGGCGCAGTCCACCGCCGAGCACGTTCCGCCCACCGCCAAGATCCGCAAGAAGTGGCAGACCGTCCAGCCGAACCAGTGGCCTGAGCGCGACGCCATGAACGTCCACGTCGGTGTGGGCTCCGCCGGCCGCGAGCATGAGCTGATGATCGGCACGCAGCGGCTGGAGATGATGCAGGCCCTGGTCGGCCTCCAAGGTGGGCTGCAGGGCCCGCTGGTGGACGCCGGCAACGCCCATGCGGCCCTGGAGGATTGGGAGCGGGCGGCGGGATCGAAGAAGGCCGACGCGTTCTGGTCCGACCCGTCCGACCCGACGAAGCCTCCGCCGCCGCCCAAGCCCGACCCGATGATGGCCAAGGTGCAGGGGCAACTGCAGATCGAGCAGGCCAAGGTGCAGGCCAAGACCCAGGGCGACGCCCAGGCCGCGCAATCGCAGATGCAACTCGACCAGGCCAAGCACGCCGCCCAGCTTCAGCAGGATGCGGTGCAGGCCCAGGCGCAACTGCAGCTCCAGCGCGAGAAGAACGCCATGGAGGCGCAGCAGAAGGCCGAGCAGGCCGCCGCCGAGCTTCAGATGCGCCGGGAGATCGCCGCCCAGGAGCTCGCCCTTCAACGGGAGGTGGCGCTTCTCCAGGCCCACCAGACGCACGAGCACAACATGGCCAAGGTGAGCGCCAGCGTTCAAGAGCCGCAAGTCGGCGGTGAGCCCGGATGACCGACGAAGAGCGCATCGCCCGCGGCCATCAGGCGGCCAGCGAACTGCGGGTCACGGAGGATGCGTTTCAAGCCCTTGAAGCCGACCTGATCCGCCGAATGCTCGAAACCACGGATGAGGCGCAGGTTCTGCACTTCCACCGCACGCTGACCAACCTCGCCAGCGTCAAGCACGCCCTCAGGCTCTGCGTCGCGGACGGAAACGCCGTGGCCGCCATCGCTGAAGCGGGGTTGGCTAGGTCTTAAGCGCCGCGTCTATCATGGCCTCCCAGGCCTCCTTCACGTCCCCCTGAGTTGGGTTCAGTTCGGGGACCATGGCGTGGCCCTTGATCAGCATTTCTGCGTCGGCATCGTCGTCAAGCTCGCGCATCGCTTCGATAGCTGCGCGGGCGAGGCCATCGGAAAATGCCCGTTCTCTGCCGTCAAGTGACGCCCAGTTACGCGGGCCGCCATAGCCTGAGAATGTTGCCACATACCTGTCGAAGATAGCCTTCGACACACGCTCGATCATCTCGGTTTCCATGCGCTGATCCTAGCGCAAAGCGCCCCTCTGAAACAGCCCCATAGGCCTTTGAATGTCCGAATCCGCCTCGCCGGAGAGCGGCGCCCTGTCCGTTGACCAGGCCATTGAGGCCCTGGCCTCGCCAGCGCCTGAGCCTGAGGAAAACGACGCCCCGGAAGCGCCCGTAGAGGCCGCTGAGGAGCAAGACGAGACCGACGGGGCCGACCAGCCCGCCGAAGAGCCCGAGGACGACGCCGAAACCGTCGCCGAGGGGGATGATGACACGGAAGCCGAGGCCGTCGAGCCTGTCGAGCCGCCTGTCTACTGGTCAAAGGAAGCCAAGGCCGATTTCGCCAAGCTGCCCGCCGAATTGCAAGCCGTCGTGCTTGCCCAGGAGGGGCCGCGTGAGGAAGCCGCCGCCAAGGCCAAGGCCGAAGCTGCCAAGGCGGTGGAAGCTGCCCAGAAGGAAGTCGCGGGCGTCCAGGCCCTCGCCACGCAACTGGCGGATTTCCTGCCCCAAGCCGTCAAGACGTTCCAGCAGCGCTGGGGCGAACCGGATTGGGCGCAGGTCGCACAGGAGCACGGCGCGGAACAGGCGTTCGTCCTGAAGGCGCAGTTCGAAACCGAGCAGAAGCAGCTCGCCCAACTCGCCCAAGCCGAACAGACGGCCCAGCAGGAGGCTCACAAGGCCTTCGTGCAGACCGAATGGAAGGCGCTCTCCACCCTCGACCCGGTGCTGGCCCCTGATCCCGCCGACCCCACGAAAGGGGCCGACGTTCGACAGAGGGTTACCAAGTTCCTGGCCGAGAAGGGCATCCCGAGCGACGCGATCACGCGCATCTCCGCCGTTGAGATGAGCCTGGCGCACGACGCGATGCGGTGGCGTGAGGCGCAAGCGGCGCTCAAGGCCCCGAAACCCCCCAAACCCGCACCTGTCGCCCAGCAGCGCGCCGCCGCAAGGCCCGCCGCCGCCCAAGCGCAGGCTTCCCCCCAACGCACGGCCACCCAGGTCGCCAACCGCTTCGCACAAACCCGCAGCGTAGACGACGCCGTGGCCCTGCTTCTGGCCCGAAAGGCTTGAAGACATGACTGCGCCTACCAACACCGTCACCTCCGCCACGCCCAACGTCGGCGTCCGCGAGGATCTGGAAGACACCATCTATCGTGTCGCCCCGGAGGAGACCCCGTTCACCTCCAACATCGGCACCACCAAGGCCTCCAACATCTTCCACGAGTGGCAGACCGAAACCCTGGCCGCGGCCTCGGCGACCAACGCTCAACTGGAAGGCGACGACTACACCCTGGGTTCGCCCAACCTGACCACGCGCCTGGGCAACTATGTCCAGATCGTGGCCAAGGCGGGCGGTGTCTCCCGCACCCAGGAGATCGTGGACAAGGCGGGCCGCGCCTCGGAACTCGCTCGTCAGAAGGTCCTCAAGACCATCGAGATGAAGCGCGACTTCGAGATCCGCGTCGTGGGCAACTTCGCCTCCGTCGCTGAATCGGGCGCCACCACCCGCAAGACCGCCGGCATCCTCGCCTTCCTGACCTCCAACACCTCCAAGGGTGCGGGCGGTTCGGACGGCGGCTTCTCCACCGGCATCGTGGCTGCAGCCACCAACGGCACGCAGCGCACCTTCACCGAAGCGATCCTGAAGTCGGTCCTCTCGACCACCTTCACCAACGCCGGCGCGGGCAACCTGCCGACCCAGCTCTACATGGGTCCGTCCACCAAGCAGACCTTCTCCACCTTCACCGGCATTGCCGACATCCGGGCCGACGTGTCCGGCGGTTCGCAGGCCACCATCTACGGCGCCGCGGAGGTCTACGTCTCCGACTTCGGCAAGCTGACCGCGATCCCGCACGCCTACGGGCTGACGCGCGATGTGGTGGGCGTGAACCCGAAGATGGCCAAGGTGGCGACCCTCGACGGTCTGAAGTCGAAGGATCTGGCCTCCAGCGGCGACAACATGAAGTTCCTCCTCACCATGGAGAAGGGCCTCGTGGTCGCCAACGAGAAGGCTCACTTCGCCATCCGCGACCTCTCCTAAGTCTCCCCCTGAACTAGGGGCCGCTCCGTCGTGGGCGGCCCCGCCTTTCTGAGGACTTCATGCCGTCACTGTCGAAGACCGCCACCCAGGCGGAAAGCCGGGTCATGCTCGCCGAGATGGAGGCGCTGCGTAAGCGCGCCGCCCGCCAGGCCAAGCGCGAAAAGGGCGAGGCCGCCGAGATCCCCATGGTGGAATGCACGGTGCTTCCCCAGGGCGACGGTCGCGTGAGCATGGGCGAGCACTTCGGCGGCATCGGTGACGCCTATTACGAAGAGGGCGAGACGCCTTCCCTGCAGCTTCCCGTGGCCATCAATCTTTATGAGCGCGGCTACGTCAACTTCGATGGCGCCAAGCAGGCGGCCGAGGAGTACCGGCGCGTTCGCATGGACGCCGCGCGCTCGCGCCTGGAGGCCGAGCGCCGCGCCCGCGAGGAGGCTGAGGCCTCCGAAACCGAAGCCTACATGCAATGAAGACACACCTGTTCCGGTCCTCGGCCGGCATCGATCATTCGATGATCGAGGACGAGACCGGAACGCGCTTCGCCGCCACCGCGCCCACGGACCCCGTGATCGAGCGCAACAAGGCGATGCGGACCCACAACGACGGCTATTCCGCTACCCGTGAGCTGCGCCGGGTCGCCTCCATCCCCTACATCATCGGCCTTAAGTGGCTGAACGAGGAGGGGTGGTGGTTCCTCGATCCTGACTGCTCCGACAAGCTCGCCCAGAAGCTCAACGACCCCGATTGGGCGCACCTGCGCACCGCGGATGGTCGTGTCGGCGTATCGAACGGGGTCCTTCGATGAGCCTCACCACCTACGGCGGCCTGAAGGCGTCCTACGCCTCCTGGGCCACGCGCTCGGACCTCGACAACCTCGATGACTTCGCCTTCTGGGCGCATCAGGAGATCTGCCGGCGGCTGCGCGCCAACGTCCTGCTCTCGACCGCGGATGTGGTGGTGGGGGGCGATTCCGGCACCGGCCTGAACCTCCTGTTCCAGAGCGAGCTCGGCGGGGAGGGCGCGACGCTGCCCGAGGGCTTCCTGGCCCTGAAGCGCTGCTACCTGGACACCTCGCCGCGGATCACGCTGAACGTCATCTCCCCGGAAATGGCGGCCGAGCGGTGCGCCATGTACTCGACCGTGGAGTATCCCGACAGCCTGGCGCTGGAGGGCGGCGAGTTCCACCTGGCCCCGCTGTTCTCCGGCGCCGCCACGGGCAAGATGCTCTACTACAAAGAGCCTCTGATCCTGGTGAACGACGGCGATACGAACGTCGTCCTGGCCAAGTACCCGTACCTCTATCTCTACGGGGGCCTGGAGGCGCTCTACCAGTTCCTCGAAGACGACAACAACGCCGACCGCTTCGGACAGCGGTTCGGGGCGCTGCTGGACGACATCAACTCCCGCGACGCCAAGGACAGCATGTCCGGCCCGATCCAGACCGCCTCCTATCCCGGGGGCGTGGTGTGAGCCTCGCGGTCCCGATCCTTCCGGGCGAGCCGATCCTTCGCAACTACCTGCTGGATCTGGACCGCCGCGTGGCCCTCATCGAGGGGCCGAAACAGCCGCAGCCGGCCTATCCCATGGCCTCGACGCTGATGAACACAACCAACGCGAAAACATACGTGAATTGCGTGGTTTACGCAACGGATTTGAACGTCCTGGCGCACTCCAACGGCGCCCATTGGTACCGAGAGGACACCGGAGCCATGATCGTATGACCGCTGACTCCGCAACCTCCAGCCTCCGCGTCCGCAAGCAGGGCGCGGGGAACAACGTCAACCTATGGGGCGACCTTCTCGACACCGCCCTTGACCTGCTTGACGATTCCGTTGCCGGCGTCACGTCCCTGGTGGTCACCGGCGATCACGCGCTGACGGCTACCAACTTCGTCACCGACGAGGCCCGGCGCGCGGTGATCAAGCTCACCGGCTCGCCCACCGCCAACTTCACCATCACCATCCCATCCACGTCCAAGGTCTACCACGCCTGGAACGCCACCCCGCAGATCGCGACATTCTCCACTGGCTCGGGCGTCGCCGCCCAGGTGCGCGGCTCGGAGATCGTCACCCTGATCTGCGACGGGACCAACGTCGTGCGCGTCCAGGGCTTCTACTTCTCCAACCAGCGGCTGCAGGGCGTTTCCGACCCCGCCAACCCGCAGGACGCCGCCACCAAGGCCTATGTGGACGCCACGGCCTTTGGGTTGAATACCGGTATCCTGCCCGGTCAGGGCGGCAATAACGGCTCGTACCTCACCACCAACGGCACGACCGCCTCCTGGGCCGCGATCAACGCCGCCGCCATCGGGGCTGTGGGCTCCAACGCCCCCACCATCACCGGGGGCATGACGCAAACCGGCTCGACCAAGTTCACCACGGTTCCGATCGCCGGCGTCAACGTGGACTTCTCGGCCAGCGACACGCAGTCGGCGTCCATCTCGGCCAATACGACCTTCACCTACTCCGGCTTCACCGGGAGCCAGGCGCAGTCGGTGACCTTCTGGCTCACCATCGCCTCCGGCGCCATTCCGACCTGGCCCGCGGTCACCCGCTACGGCGGCGGCTCGCAGCCCACGCTCGGCAACGGCAAGCACATGCTGCACCTCTCCACCCCCAACGGCGGGGCCGACGTGATCCTGACCGTCGCGGCGAAGAGCTGGTCGTGAGCCGAGGCCTCGCGTTCGCGCCGACCGACAGCCATCTGCTCACGGCGACGGTCAGCCCCTCCAGCGTCTCGACCAACATCGGCGGAGCCGGCACGGCCACGTCGGGAAGCGTCACGGTCACGGCCGCCAAGGGCAGCGGGGCCTATTCCTATAGCTGGTCCACGCCTTCGTTCACGGCCACGTCGCCAACCGCAGCCACCACGACCTTTTCCAAGGTGCTCACCGCCGGCCAGACCTTCAGCGGCACGGCGACTTGCACCGTCACCGACCTAGGCACCGGGGACACCTTCGCGGTCACGGTCAGCGTCAGCCTCACGAGCTCGGCCAGCCTCACGGGCTCCATCTCCGGTGGCCCGGCTTCGGGGTCGGGCAGCGCGCACACCGCGACCACCATCACCTCCAACGCGGTGACGGCGGTAGGCTCGGGCGGAACGCCGCCGTACAGCTATTCCTGGTCGGCTCCGGGCGGTACGTCGGCGGATAGCTCCGGGTCGGCCACCACGACGTTTTCGGGATCGATCAGCCCGCAGGGCAACGCCTCGGGCACGGCGACCTGCACGATCACGGACAGCGCTGCGGCCACCACATCGCCCACGGTGAGCGTCAGCCTCTCCAATACCGGCTGGTCCACGCTCTCCGCCTCGGGGGGCGGGTCGGCCACCGGAACCATCGCCAGCGCCACGGCGGCCACCGTCACGTCCAATTCCGTCACGGCCTCGCCCTCGGGCGGCCAGACGCCCTACAGCTACTCCTGGTCCACGCCTGCGGGCATTACGGTTGACGCCGCGTCCTCGGCCACCACGACGTTTTCCAAGAGCCTGGCGGCCGGCGCCAGCGCCTCGGGCACCTCAACCTGCACCGTCTCATCGACGGACGGCCAGGTGGTGTCCACGGTCACGGCTTCGATCAGCCTTTCCAACACCTATTCGGCGATCTCCGTCAGCATCTTCCCCGGCACCGCGGACGGCAGCGCGCCCAGCGGCTCCGGGCCGGTGACCACCAACCCCGTGACCGCCACGGCGACGGGGGGAACGGGCGGGCCCTATACCTACAGCTGGTCCCGAACGAGCGGCGCGACCCAGATCAACGTCGATAGCCCGTCGAGCGCGACAACCACCTTCACCGACGCCTTCGTGACGATCAACACCGAGAAGGTCGCTGTCTTCACGGTGACCGCGGGCGACGGCTCCAGCACGGCCACGGCCAGCGTGACCGCCGACGTGTGGCGAGGCTCGCCGTGAAGATCCCGCTCAACATCCCGCCGGGGCTCAACACCGACGACACGACCCTGGCGGCCTCGCCGGCTTGGGTGGACTGCGATAACGCCCGCTTCGTGGAAGGCCGCCCGCAGGCCAAGGGGGGCTTTGAAAGCGTCGTCGGCACGCTGCTGTCGGGGGTCTGCCGCTCCATCCTGTGCTGGACGGACAACTCCAAGTCCAACACCCAGAACATCGCCTTCGGGACACACACCAACCTGCAGCTCTACCAGGGCGGCGTCCTCTACGACATCACCCCGGCCAAAGCGCTTCCGGCCGTGACCCTGGGCGCTTCGCCCATCGCCACGCACAACGGCACCGCCACCATCGACGTGACCCAGGCCGGTCACCCGTACATCATCGGCGACTCCATCGTGATCTCCGGGGCCTCCGCGGTCGCCACGGTGACCATCAACGGGACCTGGACGGTAACCGCGGTCACCACCAACACCTGGACCTTCACGGCCGGCTCCAACGCCAACGCCACCACGACGGGCGGGGGCTCGGCGGTTGTCGTGACGCCCCAGCGGGCCTTCGCCGCGGGCGCGGTGGACGGCACGGGATCGGACGGCTACGGGGCCGGCGCCTGGGGCGTTGGGCCCTACGGCGAGCCCTCGGGGGCGGAATATTACCCGCGCACGGTAGCCCTAGCGCCCTACGGCCAAACCCTGATCGCGAACCCGCGCGGCCAGACGCTGTTCCAGTGGAGCAACGACACCAGCCAGCCGGCCGTGGCAATCTCGGGCGCGCCGGCCATCTGCACCTATTCGCTGGTCGCCCGGCGGTTCCTGTTCGCGCTGGGCTGCAGTCAGGAAGTCGGCGGGGCCTTCAATCCGCTTTGCATCCGCCATTCGAGCCTTGAGGACCCGACGAGCTGGACGACGGACATCACCTCCGGCTCTACGGCGCGTGAGTACATCCTGCCGGGTGGGGGGCGCATCGTCGGCGGCCGGACGCTGGGTAAGGACTTCCTCGTCTGGACCTCGCACAAGCTGTTCTACGCCTCCTACGTGGGCCAGATCGGCGAAGTCTGGACCTTCGATGAGGTGGGCGACAAGTGCGGGCTGATCGGCCCCAACGCCGCCGTCGTGCTGGGCTCCACGGCCTACTGGATCAGCCCCGACCGCCAGATCCATTCCTACACGGTGGGCGGAACGGTGCAGTCGGTAGGATGCCCGATCCGGGTTGAGTTCGCTGAGAACCTGTCTGCCAGCCAAGGTGACAAGATCGTCGCCTCTTCGGTGTCGGAGTATAACGAAATCCGCTTCGACTATCCAGATAGTCGTGACGGGCACGAGAACTCGCGCTATATTTCCGCTGACGTACAGATGCTTGCGGCGGACCCGGCGAAGGCCTGGCACAAAGGTCAGCAGCCGCGCACGGCCATGGTGGATGCGGGGCCGACCTCCAACCCCTGCGCGACGACGTTCGACGGGCATGTGTACTGGCACGAGCGGGGCAACACCGCGGACGGCGCGGCCCTGACCGGCTTCATCGAGACTGCCGATATCTACCTCGACAACAACTACACGGTCCTGACGCGGGGCTTCTGGCCCGACATCGCCCGCCAGATCGGGCCGCTGTTCTTCGACATCACCAGCCGGATCTACCCGCAAGGCCCGGTGACAACCTATCCGCAGGTTGTGGTGGCGCCGGGGCAGGCGAGGGCGGACTTCAAGGCCAAGGGCCGGCTCTTCCGCATCCGCATCTCGTGGAACTCCGCGCCGGCTGAAAACCGCATCGGAATGCCGATCTTCGACGCCAAGCTGGCGGGGATGAAATGAGCACCAAATCCATCTTCGACGCCTTCAACCGCTGCCGGGAATGGCTCCTGCCCAGCCTGGAGGACGTGACGGAAGACGAGCTCCTGAACGCGCTCCTCACCGGTCACGCCCAGCTTTGGGAAGGCGAGGGGGCCGCCGTCGTCACCGAATGCACCGCCAACCCGCCCAGCTTCCACCTCTACTTGGCGGGCGGCCAGCTTTCGAAGGTCATGGAACTGCTCCCTGGCGGCTTGGCGTGGGCGAAGGTGATGGGCTGCGAGCGGGTGACGGTCAACGGGCGCAGGGGCTGGGCACGGGTCCTGCGGAAGTTCGGTTTCGAGGGTGACGACATGCTGGTGAAGGCGATCTGACGATGGGCAAGTCCTCCAAGACCTCAACCACGCAGAACACCCAGACGAACCTGACCCAGACGCCGACCAATCCGGCGTTCGTGGACCAGGGCCTGGCGGGCATCGGCGGCAAGATCAACGACCTGACCAACGCCGACCCGTACAGCTTCATCGCGGGCCCCGATCCCCTGCAGACGCAGGCCGGGACGGCGGCTGCTGGCCTGACCTCGCCGCAGGGCTTCAACGATGCCGCCTCGGCGCTGCAGGCCGCGACGCAAGCCGGATCGCCGGACATCTCGTCCATGCTCTCGCGGTTCATGAACCCCTACACCGATAGCGTGGTGAACTCGTCGCTGGCGGGCTTCGATCAGAACTCGGCCCTCACCAACGCCCAGAACAAGCTGAACCTCGGCAACGATACGACCTTCGGCGGATCTGGCGCGGCGATCACCGATGCCCTGACCCACGGCCAGCAATCCCTCGCCCGCGGGCAACTCGAAAGCGGTCTCCGCAGCCAGGGCTTCAACACCGCGCTTCAGGGCGCCACCAGCCAAGGCCAACTGGATTCGACGGCCCAGGCCCAGCGGATCGCGGCGGCCCAGGCGGCGTCCGCCAACGCGGCGGCGCAGGGCAACGACGCCCGGGCGAACGTGGACACCCAAGGTCAGATCGGCCAAATGCTCCAGGCCCTCGCCCAGCAGCGCGCGGCGTCGCCGCTCAGCCTCCTGAACTTCCAAACCAGCCAGTACGGCTCGCTGCCCCTCAACCTGCTTCACGGGCAGAACACGAACGGCACCGAGAACAG